TACGCGCTTGCAAAGATGAAGTTGGTGGGTCCGAGCCGCAAGCGTGCACGTAGGCTTGCTTCTGGCGAGTACGAAAAGCTTATGGAAGCAGCTAAAGGGCACTGGATCTCACACTTTATTGTTATTGCTGTGCACAATGCTATGCGTCTTGGGGAGATACATCGGCAGACGTGGGAAGACGTGGACTTTGAAAACCGCACACTCACGATACGTGATCGCAAAGATCCTCACGAGAAAGAAGGCAACGATGAAACAATCCCCATGCTCCATGAAACATGGACCCTGCTTCATGGTTTATGGTTGTGCAGCAAGCAGCGGGGCAGGGTGTTCTGTCAGGTAGCTACAGCAGGTGCTGTGTCAGACAAGTTTGCAGACGTTGCCCAGTTAGCCGGATGTCCTGATCTGCGTTTTCATGATCTTAGACACGAGGCGTGTAGCCGTTTGTTTGAACAGAAGTTATCAATAGAGCAGGTAGCGCTAGTGTCCGGTCACAAATCGTGGGACACGTTAAAGCGCTACACACAGTTAAAGCCTGGGGAAGTGTTGGCTGCTATAGAGGGTAGTTGATTACTTTGGATTCAAGATAAGCAGCGACTTCGGGGGTTGGGAACAAATATTTTTTGCCGTGTTTAATGTACGGCAAATGTAGTTGACCACGAGCGGCTTGTTTGTAGATTGCGTCGTTTTGTACTTTAAGTAGCTGTGCAATTTCTGGAAGATCCATAAATGGGCCGTATTTTTCGAGTAGTAGTTGTTCCATCAAACAAAGCCCCGTTCAGAAGCATACCATTCGTGTATTGACCGTGAGTCTTTATATTTCATTTGTTGGTTTCTCTTGGGTTTGTATTAGTTTTTGTAAGTACCACAGTGCCTTCTGTAAATCTTCAAGAGGTTTGCCTTTATACTGATAACGCCACAAATACTTAATGCAATTTCCTTTGCAATATCCTTGAAATTCAAGAGAAGACATAGATGCTTCGATTGCAGTGATGCATTCGATGCTTCCTGTATTGTAATGAGGAGGGCGCTGAACTGCGTCTGACATTGCTACCTCATGTAGATTTATTAGAGCGACTAATAGATAAAGACAATACCAAAATGGGGTGCAAATGCAAGCTAATTTATAAGATATGCGATGATTGGGAGCAGCTTTATATCTAGTTGATTTTTAGGCGTTTTATTGTCCCATTCAACAACTTCTAAATTTGTATTATTTTTCTTTTTAATAACTAACCATTGTGGAGTACGAATGCTTGATTTGAGCTTTGGTTTAGGGTGCTTGAGTAAGTCGTAGCAAAGTATTAGTTGGCCTGCGTAACCCAAGGGTGGGAGATCTTTTTCTAGCCTGATAGCGCATACAGCTTTGTATTGTTCATCAAACAGAGAACCAATGGCGCGGCGTCTGTATTGGACTTCTGTACAAGTGCGTAAAGTTGTGCCGTGCACCCAAGTAATAGGAACTCGAAAACGGTCTGCTTCTATAGGACAATAGTTTGGATCGATTTCATGAGGGTCAACTTTGAGGAAATTAGCAAGTTTTGCGACGGCTTCGTCGTGTAGCTCGGTAATGTTGTTAAGATATTGACTAAACGCACCTTGGGTCCAACCTAATGCTTTAGCAGCTTCAGATTGATTGATTTCGAGTGATCTTTTGCGTTCTTCCCATATGCGGCGAAGATTTTGTACCGCTGTTGGGAGTGTACCTCCCATGTTACTATCCTCCTGATAAGCAGTGCTGCGTTATTAGCGAAGCTAACTCCTTAAAAGATAAGGAGTTATTCACAAGCTCATCCTGTGATGCTGTTTGTGTAATGTGGGGCCCATAGAATACCTGCGCGGATTGTTGCCATCCTATAGCCAGGAGAGTAGTTTGTCCGTACAAAGCAACTTTTGTCAACCAAATTTGCTGTAATTCGGATAAGCCAAAGGTGACCATTGTTGTTTTGCGCTTAGGCAGCTTTATGTATTTATACTCAACCCACAAAGAACCGGCGGGTCCACAGTAGAAAGCATCAGGGACGCCGCCGGTATAGGTATCGTGGATTTTCCAACGATACACTTCGGGTGAAAGATGCCGATGCACGGCTTTAATGAAGCCGTGCTCGTTCAATCAGACTTACTTATCGAATGGAGTATTTGCATACTCTTCGTAAATTTGTCCTGCTTTTTCGTAGGCTTCTTTCGTGGCCCAACCCAGTTTGTTGATAGTAATGTTCTGGTAACTTGAGCCACCTGCTTTAGATGTCTTTAGCTCAGAACCGACTTCCCAGACTGTAGCAAAGCGGTCGCCGCCAATGTTACGAAGATTGGTGTTCCACAACTTTGAGGTTTTGGCTTTGCTTTTGTTGAGATGAAACATGACTGGTTGATCTGCGACTTCTTTTGTCTTGGGATCAATAGTCAACACCATGTGCGCGTGGTTTTCGTATATCTCGTAGTTTTGCTTGTTTGTATCTCCGAGATTGTCGAGGTGTTCGTGCGCTTCAGCTTCTGTTTCAAAGTGATATGCACGGTAGTCATTGACTTGCACGCCATACTTTGGCTTGCAAGTCCAATAACAAAACACTGTGATGTTGAGGCAGGTAAAGCCTTTTGGAAATCGCTCGTCGGTTACGATATTGCGAAAATCACCCGGCTTCCAATCGCCGTCACCTTCTTGTACTACCTTAGATGAGGCATGAACCTGTACGATTTGCGGAATAATGACGTTGTTGCCAACGTTCTCATTACCACGACCGATGCCGTTCATAACATCTTTGAGGTGAGCAGGGATTTTGTCGTCAAGAATTGCTAAATCATTCATCTTTGGTTTCCTATTAATTTACACGTATTGCTATTTTGCGAAGCTCTCGCGGTGTTACTCCAGGGATTGCAACGCCTAAAGCCCACAGTTCTCTGCATGCGGTGCTTGATAAACGGCGTTGTAAAACTTCGAAGTTGCGTGTTTCTGCAAGCCATTCAAAAAACTGTTCCCAGTTTTCGACTTGCGGTACAACTTCTTCACGGACAGCTACAGACGCAACGTCGTTAGCTGCTTTTGTTTGTCCTTGTTGATCTAGCGTCTGGATAAGATTCCAGTCGAGTTCGCTTTTTTGCTTGTTAAGCTCTTTGAGCTGAGCATTAACGTCATCAATAGCTTTTTTGTTAGCGACGCGTTGTTCAATTATTTCGCCTAAGTTCATGCTGTTTTCCTTAGTTCGTTTAGTTTGTTAAGTACGTTAAGTAAGTCTTCCATTCGTCCAAGTTTGGTTTGTAATTTGTCGTAAACATCTGGCTCCCAAGTGTCGCGAGCTGCAATCTGAATTACCTCGGTCTTAGCTGTCTGACCTGCACGGTAGATTCGTCGATTGAACTGCTGATAGTGCTCAGCGTTGTAAGTGGGTGATGCCCAGATAACTGATGTAGCGCGAGTCAACGTAAGACCATGACCTGCAGACTGTGGGTGTGCATACACAACTTGCAGCTGACCTGACTGCATGTGATCAACAATGTCTTTGCGTTTGTTAGCAGGTGTGCTGCCGTCGATAAAGTCGTACTTGATACCGGCTTGTTCTGACAGCTCGGTTAGTTTTTCGCGCTCGTGCCGCCAGTTAAATGCAACAAGCGAGTGTTCGCGTGCTTGTACAAGATCCAAGACCAGCTTGTAGCGGTCATCATGTACCGTGATAGGTGTGCCATGGTCGTCGTAAATGGCACCGGTACACAGTTGCAATAGCTTTTTAACTTTGGCACCAGCGTGGATTGCATTAATTGTGCCTTTGCTTGTGTACAGCACGGACTCGTCAGCAAGTGTGTTGTATTGCTTGAGTATTTTAGGTGGCAGATCCACATACATGGTATGGACAGATTGCTCTGGCATATCAAGGCAGGCTTCCAAGGTGTAGCGGATGTTGATGTCTTTGATAGCAGCAGCAACAATTTCTTGTGCTTCGGGTTTGTCGACCCATACGTTAGCAAAGCCGTTGAATTGCGGTGTGCAGACAGCATTACGAAAACCGTAAAACCTGTGACCAAGTCGAGCACCGTCGTCGACTAGCAGGGTAGGATGCCATACGTCGAGAATTGTGTTGCTGTTAGGTGTGCCAGACATAGCAATGCGGTACTCAAACAGCTTTACTAGTTTTGCCATGGCTTTACTGCGCTGGCTGTCTTTGTTTTTAAACGCCGTAAAT